ACTTGCTGGTGTATCTATTGTTGCATTAATTGGTTTATCTGTGGCAATTCTTTCAGTGCTGTTCACGTTATCAGTTCTCACATTACCTCGTTCGTCGATTGGTGTTACATAATATTGCTTATAGTTAAATCCAGATTTAGGTGCATCTGCTTCTGCTTGATTTACTATTGCATCATTAATTTCTTTTTCCTTATTGTGAGAAGACATATAACTTGCAAGTGATCCTTCTGTAGTCGCGTCACCTACTATATCTCTAAATTCTTGAGAATCTACTAGAGTTTTACATTTTAATCTTAGTAAATGTGGCCACCAAGTTTGCGAGAATCCTTCGGCGGCTCTGTTTACATCTTCTATTACATAATATCTTTTAAGTGCTATAGGAATACTTTCGTCTAATGAATAATCTTCTTTCATGTGAGGGAATTCTAACACATCTCCCGACATAGGTTTTCTACCTATTCTTTCAACTACATCATTTAAATGCACGGTGACAAAAATTGTATCGTTCTGTAGGAACATACCAAATTGTGATAGATTAAAATCTATATCTTGAACGTTATATATTCCCCTAACTGAATAGATATCTGAAGAATATTTTCTATCTCTGTTTTCTAAAAACAGTAAATCTTGTATTGTTAATTCGTTTATATTGCTACCAGAATAATTGGGTTGCGATGGTGATGCCGGGCCATCTTTGTTAGTGTCTCCTTGATCATACGGTCCTAAATACTTGTGAAAATTTAAGTCAGTTCCGCCCACTTGAAACATCTCATTTATGTTACGATCAAAAAACTTGTAATCGTTTCCTTTTTCCGGTTTAAAAATAGATAATCTTGGCATACACACATATTTATAGATACTGCAAGAACTTATAAATATGAGTATGTCAGAACTACAAACAGGACAACAAGAAATATTCGATTACGTTAAAAATAACCTAGGTGAGGGTATGATTGACGTTGAATTGGACCCAAAACATTACCAAACTGCATTAGATCGAGCCATTAACAGATACAGACAAAGATCGTCAAATGCTGTGGAAGAATCTTATGCTTTTTTGACACTGAAAAAAGACCAAAACAAATATATTCTTCCAGACGAGATTATCAACGTGAGAAGATTACACAGAAGAACGGTAGGCTCTCGTACAGAAGGTGGCCAAGGTGGTACACTTTTTGAACCGTTCAATCTTGCATACACTAACACTTACTTGTTAAGAGCAGGAGCAACAGGTGGTTTAGCCACTTACTATGCTTTTGCATCTTATCAAGAGTTAGTTGGAAAAATGTTTGGTTCGTTCATACAGTTTCATTTTGATGTAGCAACAAAAACTTTAACAATTACACAAAGACCGAGAGCAGACAACGAATCTATATTGTTACATACTGATAATTACAGACCTGACATAACATTGTTCAAAGACATCTATTCTAAACCTTGGATAAGAGATTATACTCTTGCAGTTTGTAAAGTTATGCTAGGACAAGCAAGATCCAAATTCCAAACAATCGCTGGACCACAAGGTGGTACAACACTAAACGGTGATGCACTAAAAAATGAAGGTACAGCAGAAATTGAAAGACTAGATCAAGAAGTTAATAATTTCTCTGAAGGCGGCACACCACATAGTTTTGTGATAGGTTAATTCATTACCTAAAATTTTTAAATAATATTACCATGGCAAGAGTAACAGTACAAGTAAAATCTGACGGAAAGAAAAAAGGTGTTAGTAAGTTAAACTATAACGAACTAAATCAATTGGTAAATCAACTAGAGTCAGATGTTAATAAAGCAAAAAATAATCCTAATTTACAGAAACAAATATTAAATCAAGTTTCTGATGCAAAAACAGAGATTGCAAAACGTATCATAAAGTAGTATAATCTATAAATGCTTATAGGTATTTGTGGATTAATAGGTTCAGGAAAAGACACAGTCGCAGAAAGACTTGTAAATGAGCACGGCTATAAGAGAGATTCTTTTGCAAAAAGTTTAAAAGATGCTGTTGCTTCTATGTTTAATTGGGATAGAGATATGCTAGAAGGTAGAGGACAATCCAGCAGACACTGGCGTGAACAACCTGACAAGTTTTGGAGCGAACGTTTTGGCAGAGAAGTTTCTCCAAGATCGATATTACAACAATTTGGCACAGAAGTTATGCGTGGACAAATGTATGACGGTATATGGGTTGACAGTTGCATAGGCAGATATAAAGGTGAAAATACTGTTATATCCGATACAAGATTTCCTAACGAAATTAAAAGAATAAAAGAATGTGGCGGAGTAATTTTATTAGTAAAAAGATTTAAAGATCCGGATTGGTTTACAAGTTATGTTGAAGGCAATATAGAACCTAAAGGTATACATTCTTCAGAATATATGTGGGCAAAATCCGAGTTTGATTATGTTATTGAAAATAACGGAAGTTTAGAAGAACTAAATGAAAAGGTCGATAGTTTTACACATCGGCTTCAAGATCCCCAACTTTCCAACGCAGTTTCCTAACACTTGCTAGTCGTTGGCAATTAGCACACACAGTTTTTAAATTTACTTCATTAACATTATTCTTATTTCCGTCTATAAAAATAACATCTAGTTGTATATGTTCTATTGCTTTAAAACTGCATAATTCACATCTTTTCTTTTTAACATAACCAGATCTTTGTAGCGGAGTTACACCACCAATTTTAAGATTTTTTGCTTTTCTAATACAAGTATCACACTGCTTACGCCAGTATATTTTTTTGCCTTTTTTATAAGCATAGGCTCTTGGCTTTTCCTTGCATTTAACACACAACGGTCTAGTTCCAATATCCATAGTAATCGTATTTAACGTCGCCTATATAGGTACCAAAATTAGGTTAATTTTGTCATAAAAACAGCAATCACTACTAAATAACGTATAACATTAATATTAATGTGAATTTGCGAGGAGATTAAACAATATGGCAACATTAACTAGTCCAGGAGTAGACGTTTCAGTAATAGATGAAAGTTTTTACGTACCGGCGGACGCAGGTACTACACCTTTATTCATAGTAACTTCAGCACAAGATAAAAAAGCCGGATCAGGCACAACTACTGCTGTTGGAACACAATCAACAAACGCAGGTACAGTATACCTCGTGACATCACAAAGAGAATTAACAGAGACTTTTGGTGATCCAAAATTCTACACAGATGCATCTGGAAATCCATTAAATGGTTACGAACTAAATGAGTATGGATTACAAGCGGCATACTCTTTCTTAGGAGTGGCAAACAGAGCATACGTTCTAAGATCAAACTTAGATATTTCAAATTTAACTGGTAGTGCAATAGCACCTACTTCAAATCCAACTGACGGAACATATTGGTTAGATCTCGCAAGTTCTAAATTTGGTATATTTGAATGGTCATCAACTGATCAAGCATTCACAACTAAAACTCCAACTTTAATCACAAGTGTGAGTCAATTGGCTGGAAATGTTTCAACAGGAGCACCTAAACAATCAGTAGGTAACATTGGTGATTATGCTATTAACACAACTCACGTAACAAATAAAATTTACTTTAAAAATGACGGAAATGCTTGGGTACATTTAGGATCAACTGCATGGCACATTTCACATCCAACTATTATAAGTTCAAAAACAAATAGTGGAACAAGTGTATCATCAGGTCATTCTATTACAATCAATGGTACAAGTGTATCATCGTCAGCAACAACTTTAACAAATGTTGCGGCAAGAATTAATGCGGCATCAATTACAGGTGTAACAGCGGCAATCGATTCAACAACAGGTTTCTTAGAAATTTATTCAGATGGAACATCTGCATCAGATGGTTCAACAGTTGATGGTAAAATCACTATTGCTAACGGATCTGGAACATTAATGACTGATGCAGGATTAACTGCTGGTACATATGCGGCACCAAAATTTTTACAATCGCCACACACATCAAGACCTGAATGGAAATCAGCGGATTCAACTCCAAGACCAAATGGTTCAGTTTGGTTCAAAACAACAAGTCCAAACTCAGGAACAGATATTAAAGTTAAATTGTATAGTTCTTCAACAGCAAGTTTCAGTGCTGTATCATCTAATATGTATGCTAACAATCATTCAGCAATTTACAATTTAGATACTACAGGCGGAACTGCGATATCAGTTGGAACTTTGTACGCACAATACAATGTAACAGAACAAGGTGGTTTAGATTCAACTCCAAATGTTGGTGACTTCCAGATATTTAGATACGAAGGTGGAGCAACAGTTATTTCATCTAAAACTACTTTTCCATCATTCACACACAATGAAACATTTAGTATTCAAGAAAGTGTTAAAAATTCAAGTACACTAGCAAGTGCAAAAACTGTAACTGTAAAAAGTTTAGATGGATCAACAGCGGCTGACAACGAAGATTTTGTTGCGGCAGTTAATGGTGCAGGCTTAACAAACGTTACAGCAGAAGTAATCACTTCAGGTGTATATGCAGGTGCAATTAAAATGACACACAAACTTGGTGGTGACTTTAGAATGGTTGACACATCAGGTACACCTTTAGCAGATGCAGGATTTAGCAATTCAACTGCTCACTCTTATGGAACATACACAGCAAACTCAAGCACATTAATTGATAACTTGTATGACGCTCCAACTGGTGAAGCAATGGACTCATCAGCAAACAATGCCGTTGTAGCAACTAACTGGAAGAGATTATCTTACAGTGCTTCGACTACAACTCCTTCGAATGAAGCGGCAGACGGAACATTATGGTACAACACTAATTTAGAAGCAGACATAATGGTACACAACGGAACTACTTGGAAAGGTTATATTGAAGTTTACAGTTCAACAGATCCAAATGGTCCTCAATTTTCTGCAAGTGCACCAACTACACAATCAGATGGTTCAGCACTTGTTGACGAAGACTTATGGATTGATACAAGTGATTTAGAAAACTTTCCAAAACTTTACAAATACAACACATCTGCAACAATATCAAATTCAACTTCAGGTGTAGCAGTTACAACAACTGGTGCGGCTTGGGAATTAGTTGACAATGCAGACCAAACTACAGAAAATGGTGTAGTTTTTGCAGATGCAAGATACCACACAGCGGCTGATAGATTTGATTCAGCAGGAACAGGCGGAGCAGGTACACCAAGTTCAATTAAAGATTTATTGAGCGATGGTTTCTTAGACCCAGATGCACCTAATCCAGCGTTGTATCCTAAATCAATTTTATTATGGAACACAAGAAGAAGTGGTTACAATGTTAAAGAATACAAAAACACTTACGTTTCAACTACAAAATACCCAGGTTCAGGATCTACAGGTTTAGGTAACTTGAGATACAACAACGAATCGGTATCATCTTACTACGCAGACAGATGGGTAACTAAATCGGCTAACAACGCAGACGGTTCTGGTACTTTTGGAAGAAAAGCACAAAGAAAAGTTATTACAGCACAGATCAAATCTGAGATTGATACTAACCAAGCAATCAGAGAAGATCAAAGAGGCTTTAACGTAATTGCTACTCCTGGATATCCAGAAGCAATAGCAAATATGTTGAACTTAAATGCTGACAGAAACTACACTTCATTTGTAGTAGGTGACACACCATTTAGATTAGATGGAAACGCAACAGCAGTTTCTAACTGGTCTAACAACACAGCGTCAGCAGATGACAACGGTGAAGATGGTTTAGTTTCAAATTCAGAATACTTGGGAGTATTTTATCCATCAGGAAAATCAACTGATAACACAGGAAACTCAATTGTTGTACCACCATCACATATGATGATGAGAGTATTAGCAAACAACGATAACGTTGCTTTCCCTTGGTTTGCACCAGCAGGTACAAGAAGAGGTATTGTTGACAACTCTACAGCAGTTGGATACATTAAAGCAAGTACAGGTGAGTTTGAATCAATATCAGTTACAGAAGGTATGAGAGATGCGATGCACACAGCAAAAGTAAATCCAATTACTTTCTTCTCAGGAGCAGGTATAATGAACTTTGGTAACTTAACAAAAGTTGCATCAAGTTACACATCAGCACTTGACAGAATTAACGTTTCTAGATTAACAGTATATCTAAGATCACAATTAGAAAGCATAGCAAAACCGTTTATCTTTGAACCAAATGATACTTTGACAAGAAATGAGATCAAAGGAGCAGTTGAATCATTCTTATTAGAGTTAGCAGGTCAAAGAGCTTTATATGACTTCTTAGTTGTTTGTGATGAAACAAACAATACTGCAACTAGAATAGATAGAAACGAATTGTATGTTGATATAGCAATTGAACCAGTTAAATCGGTTGAATTTATTTACATACCATTAAGAATTAAAAACACAGGAGAAATAGCAAAATTAGGGAACTAATTTTTGAATAAATAGGAGAAACACATGGCAATATCAACACTATCAAAATTTACAGTACCTTTAGCAAACGACCAGAGTGCAGTGTCACAAGGTTTGTTAATGCCAAAATTACAATATCGTTTTAGAGTAATTTTGGAAAACTTTGGTGTATCAACTCCAAGATCAGAATTAACAAAACAAGTTATAGATGTTTCAAGACCTAACTTATCTTTTGACCAAGTAACACTTGACGTATACAACTCAAGAGTATACATGGCAGGTAAACACACTTGGGAGCCTATCACACTTAACATTAGAGATGACGTTAACAACGCAGTTTCTAAATTAGTTGGTGAGCAAATTCAGAAACAGTTTGATTTCTTTGAACAAGCATCGGCGGCATCTGGTATAGATTACAAATTTACTGCTAGAACTGAAATTTTAGATGGTGGTCAAGGATCATCAACTCCGAATGTGTTAGAAACATTTGAATTATATGGTGCATACATTGAGTCAGTAAACTACAACTCATTAGCATACAACACTTCAGAACCTGCAAGTATCACGTTGAACATTAGATATGACAACGCAATACAAACACCGCAAGGTACTGGAATTGGATCAGCAGTAACAAGAACATTAGGTACACTTGCTACTGGTGGTGGACAATAATAATTTCCTTCAAAACTATTAAAAAAAGCGTCATTATAGGCGCTTTTTTTATGACTATAAATACAAAGTATGCC